GTTTCAACTGTTTCCTCTACTAATATATTTACAGCACTCATGTGGTTATATCTTTAGTGATTTCAATCTGTCCAACAATGTACGTTTTCGTATCTCCATTCAGGATAACCTGAAGGTCGAAGCTCCAAACCCCAACGTGGGGCAAGGAGAACTTATCTTTCCTGAAAACGCCCGCTGCGGCATCGGTCAGCGTAATACCGCCACCTGTGGTGAAAGCGACTTTGATCCCCGCAAGGGCGAAGGTCATTCTTACGTCCGCGCCGGTCAGGTCGATAGGCGTGGTAGTGCCTGCGCTGGTGGTGGTCAGCGTGAACGTCTTCGCGTCGATGGTATCGCTGCGAACGTGTTCCCCATAGTTTAGGTATGCAGGTTTCATACTATTTGATTTTACAAGGTCGTGGTGTTAAGGGTCAATTCGATGAACGAACCGGGTAGTATGGTGACGGCATCGTCTACTGCTTGAGGGCTTGGCAGTTGCATAGCCGCCTCGACCCGTACCTGTGAGATGGGCCCAAACACCTGTAAGTTTCCCCGAAGCGAAACCATGTGTCGAGAAGGTGCCTCAGTAGTTTGATAAACTTCGCCGCCGCTATCAGAAAATGATAAGTTTAATATGCCCTTATTCTCTGAGCTGTACCCCCCGCCAAACCCCTGTCCTTCGACGGCTAGGCGGTATTCTAATACGAGGTTGGAGGAACTACCAAAAAAGATAAGATTGCTCCTTACCGCGTAGTTCCCCGCCGGAACATTCAACTCCAAATCTTCAACGTGCTCAAAAGATTGACCTGTAACAGCCGAAGTCTCCTCAGTCGCAGCGCGATAGATAACCGGACGACCTGCCTGCAAGTCCCGGATGGCGGTCGCGGCAAGTCGGGTCTGTCCGGAGAGAGACGAGAGCGAGTCCCGAATCTCAGCGGCTGTTTGTGGCGCACCGCTGGCTCGCCACGTCGTGTTTCCCAAAAAAGCATCGAGCACATCGGAGATAGCCTGACCGCTGGAGGGTGGCGAGGCTCCGACCAAAGCCCGCAACTGCTCAAGGTTGGCCAAGCGCGTTTTGCCGTCAGCCAACGCCAGCAGCACCTTATCTTCCAAGGTGACCTGCGCGGCGGAAGTTATATCTTTTAGATTTACGGTTTCCATTAAGTTGCAATTGTTGATTCCGTTAGTTTCGTTAAGCCCGGAGGGGCGTCGGCGGGTAACGTGGTCGGGCCGAAACTCAGCCCTTGCTCGTTAATAAGCGGTACGCGAATAATCGACGTGAGCACCAAGTACGTGTACGTGTAGAAACCGTCTTTGTAGCCCACAGGGTCTACGGTCATCGAAGCGACCCGGTGCAGGCCGTGTCCCGGCTTCCAGCCGTGTAGCAGGCGGCGGGACAGCTCCAGCCCCTGATAGAGACCTGCTTGCCCGCGCTTTTTATTCGATTCCACCACGACGGCCAGCTCGATAAACTCCTCGCCGGTAGGAATACCCAGCGACAGGATTTCAGGGCGACCGGGGCTTGTCTTATCGCCGTAGCGGGAAGCCCCGAAGGCCACCGTGACGCGGCTGCGAGTAGCAGGCCGCTCCAGTTCGTCCTTCGTGTCAGGCATGGCCTGTACGACGAACCCAAAGTCGCGCATCGCCACGAGACGATCCAGAAACAAGTCTTCGATGGCGTCGTAGGTCATAGTGCCCGATTTATGTGCGTTTGAGTTTGTTCCGGCACCAAGGTAACCCGGAGAGTGTCCCCGTCTCGAATCTCCAGTATTGAAGTGGCGTTGTAGCGGATCCCCGCAACGGTCACCACCTCAAGTTCTATCGTTGCGCGAGACTTCACGCGCTCCGCAAGACCGTCGAACTGGCCGCGTAGGTACTCCATGTAGACGCGCTGTGGGTCAAGCTCCATGCCAGCTAAGAGGTAATCTGCGGCTGGCTGCTTGATGAGTACAATGCCTTCCCATGTTTTAATCTCATCCAACGATACCCACGAGGCCGCGTACCCAAACGTGCGCTGAGCAGTAAAGAATACGTTGTCTCGCAGGTGGTCGAAGGGTGAGGACATCAGGTGGTTTTAGGCGTTGATCTTGACCTTTACGGTGGTGGCGGCGGACGGGACTGCCTCCACTACGACGCCTACGTAGATGCCGTTACCGGCATCTGCGCGAACGCTTACGTTGTTGGAGAACACACCTGCGGGAACCATCACCTTAGCACCGAGCGCAAGTGCTCCGGTGGTCTTAGGCAGGTTGAACACGCCCGTCGTAGACAGGGCGATAAGGTCGGTGGTAAGGTCGGTGTCGCTGGTGGTTACCGCAACGCCTACCAAGGAGTTGACGGTCACGAGGGAGCCTCCGAAAATTTTCTCCGGGGCGATAATGTCGATGCTATCACCGGGCTGAATGTAATTTTTCACTTTATTGAATTTTTGGATGAAAGTTAAGAAACCCCACGCCTGGCAGGCCGGACGTGGGGTTTCGTTTAGTCGGACGTTCCGGTGCGGTTAGGCTCCGGGGTTCATGAACATACCGCGCCAGTCTAACGCTTTCGCGCCGAAGACCATGCGGACCTTGAGTTGCGTACCGTCAATGTTGAAGTTCTCAACAGCCTCGGTGTACAGCTCAGGGTGGCCGGCAAGCGTGGCGACCTCGATAGTGTCAATTGAGTTCGGGTCGGCGACCAGGAACCAGGCGTTGCCCAGTCGTGGCTCTACGATGACGGTGTAGGCGTTGGCGTGAATGTTGATGTCCTCCACCTTAGTAGCCGCGATGCCTGTCATCAAACGGTTAGCTAAAGCCTTGTTCGTCGGACCGACGATCAGGTACTTAGGCGTCGTGTTGATGAACGCACCCTCCGAATCGGTCTGGGTCAGGAACAGAAGCTCAGCGGCACTCAAACTCTCATTGCTGAGGGCCGCGCCGGTACCGAGGTTCTTGTGTGCAGTCGAGAAGAGCGCGTTTCCGTCGCTCATGTTCGGGTTGCCTGTGAGAATGGCGTACACCACGTCAGACTGACGTTGAGCAGCAGCCAGCGCGAAGGCGGAAGGCACCCGCGTCAGGAAGCTTAGGTCGTCGTTTACGGCCATCTCGTACGTGTACGTAAGGAGCGCACCGAACTTGTGTACAGCGTAGCCCTCCTCACTCTCGGAGAACGTGCCAGCTTTGTACTCTCCACCTTCGGGGATCAGGTCAAGCGCACCTACCAATGAGGACAGGCGGGCCTTCTTTACCGTGCGGAAGTCAGCGTGGGTTGTTGAGCTGGTCCAGTCGAGGAACGTGCGGGCCTGGTAGGCGTAAGCGCGGGCCAAAGACCGGTTGATGACGTTTCCGAAAAGGATGGGGAAGTCGGTGCTGGAGTGAAAGCCGCTACGAGTGAAGGCTTGCTTAACAATCTGCAAGCGGGTCAGTCCGGCGGTGCTCTCGCCGCGAAAGTCAAGCATGGCGCGACACATATCGGCCACCGACATATTTGAGTACGGGCGTTCGGCGTCGCTTACCTCCTGTGAATCGGGGACGTTGGCCGAACGAAGCAGGCTCGACGCCATACCTTCCATCATGGCAAAGGCGCGGTCGCCGCCGTCCAGAACGTCAGTAGTCACACTACCGTTAACGCTGACTGGGTTGGCCGCAGCCCAACGCGCCGTAATGGCGCGGCTGGCGTCCAGCTCGGACGTGCCGGCAAGGACCAACTCAGCGGCATAACCGTCATCGAAGCCCGCAGCGCGAACTTGGCCTTGGATATTGGCCGCTCGGGTGCGGTCGTCCTCAAGGGCCTGGCGAACCAGGGAGGCCACGGCCACCGAATCAGCCGCCGGAGTGGCGACTACCACGGGAGCGATAGGCGGTGCGGCTGCGCGGGTATCGTCAGCAGCGGCGGGGGTTGCGCCGGGGTCGGCGGCGATATTCGCTTTCATTATAGAATCTTTTGGTGAATTTAAACTTTCTTGGTTTCTTGAGTTGGCGTTGTCGTCAGCCGGAACCGGAACTATGGAAACCTCGTAGGGTTGCCAGTCGATAATGCGGCGGGTGGTCTTCTCGCCTGTATCTGAAGCCTCCTCCTCGTATTTGAAGGCGGTGTAGCCGATAGAGAATTTACGCAGCGTACCCTCCGAAACTTTACGAAACAGCTCGCGCCCCTTCTCGCCGCTGTCGAAGCGAACAAGGGCGACCGTTTGGCGGGCCTTGGGGTCAAGGCGAGCAGATATAACCACGCCAATAACATCTTCGTTCACGCTTCCGTCTCTATAATGATTATCGAGTAGGGGCGCACCGTTATTCATCTTATCGAGCCGGACGTGACCGGGTTCGTGGCTCAGCACCTCGTTGAAAATTACGCCGAACATATCGCGGCGTAAATACGGCGTCTCGGAAGACATCGTTACTTCTAGCGTGAGAGCTTCCACGTTGGCGGTTGACGGCCGGTAGCTGGCCTCAATGGCCCTCGTGTATTGGGCGATGTCGTTAGACGTGGTTGTTGTCATGGTGCAATAATACGAAGATTATTTGGGGCTACCAATTTTGGCAGGTTTCTTTTATTTAGCTGTCACTTTGGCAGGTGGCGTCGAGCCCTCCGTTTCGCCCGTGTCTGCGCCCTTATCATGCGCGATGTCAGCGGAGGTTTTAATCCCCGCAGCCTCGAAGCGGGCAATGTCCGCAACAATCTGAGCCTCCAATACATCTGGGTCGTAGCCCATCTCCCGAACGGCATCTTGCCACGACGTCAATCGGGCGCGGAGCTTATCAACTATACCCTTCGTCTCTTTGACGACATCAAGCATCTCGCGGCGTGGTGGCGTCCAAGACGGGCGAAGACTAGCACCGGCCTGAATCTGACCTGCGATGGTCATGGCTTGCCGGAACCAGCCCCATACGCCGCCGCCTAGCTGCGTTATCACGATCTCATCCTGCCATTCTTGTATTCCTCGCTGAATCTCTACCGCCGCCATGCGAGCCGAAGAGAAGTTGACGTTGCTGTAATCGTTGGTCAGAGCTTCGTAGCTTATGTTTAATCCCGCGCTTACTTCTTGCAATATGCGCGTCGTGTACGGTAGGTACTCCCGCGTCTCGGGAGGACTGCCAAACGAGACACTCTCGCCGGGGCCAAGTCGCTCGATCATTCCCGGCTCTATGCGCTCCGGTAGATAGCCCTCGTCGTTTGAGCCGGGTCGAGAGCCATTGTCGCCGTGGATAAACACGGCGAAGCTGGATGCGATCTTTTGCCGCATGAGCGTAGCGTCCGCATAGTCATCAAAGTCGCGTAGCTTCAACAGCGAAGCCGCAAGCTCCGACACGCCTCGGTTCTGTCCGGGTCGCTCCTCCATAAAGATATGCAGCATATCGGCTGCGAGGACGCGGCTTCTCAAAGGGCTTTGATATAGCGTGCTGCTGCCTGGATGACTGTCGTAGATGTGATAAGCCTGCACCTGGCCGGCTTTATTGAACTCTATGCCGTTTTGAACGTAGTTCCCGCCCCGCAAGCTGAGGCTGTCCAATACTACGCCCTCTGCCAAAAAGTCGGCTTCGAGAACTTGAAGCTGCAAGGGTGCCTCTCCGTTCGGGCCTAGTGCCCCGAGGCGAACCTTCCGAACCAGTACCTCGCCATCAACGAAGCAGCTATTGACCACTTGGCGTTGTATGCCGTACAGGTTCTTGCGCCCGTAAAAGTCACAAGCCGTGCTTCCGGCCCACGTCTTCCACATCTCCTCAACCCGCTTTGTAAAATTGTCCTCCACGCCGTCCAGGGTGAGCTTTATGCCGCGCCCTACGACGCTGGTGCGCCAAGACTTAACCGCCCGCTTAGCGAAGGAGTTGTTGCGGACTATGTAGCGGCCACGGGCACGTAGCAATGGCGTTACCGTTCCTACCTCCGTAGAGGCGTCTGCCATGCTGCCAGGCATATTCTTGGTACGCTTGGTGCGTCCCGCCGCCTCATACCGGCGGTAGTGCTCAATCGCGTCACGTTGCGCGTGACGCTTCAGTCCCCACTCTGGAGCTACGTAGTCTACTATTCGGTCAATTAGGTTCATACCGTCTTCGTTGAATGGAAAATGCCCACAGTACGATTGCCGAAGCTAACTCTGTTCCCGCCCGTGATCTCGTTTATCATTAGCGTGCGGAGCCTGAGCAAGTCGGACAGGCTGCGGTAGGTGACCATTTTGTCGCCGTACTGCACCTGCGTCGCACCCGTAGCGATGGCGGCGTTAATGATGGCTAGGTTGGCCTCCGTAAACGAGGGCACGAAGTTCTCCGCAGTGTAGGTGTACATAAACAGGTTTTAGATGGGTGAAGGTAAGGTAAATAATGCTATGACCAATGCTCACTTTCGCCGCGTCGTTTCTTTCGCGCTCGCGGTGGCGGTTTCTGCTCCTCCGCTTCGGGGGCACTAAGGTAAACCAACTTCATGTTCGTTGGTTGTGGCGGCGTGTAGCCAATGTTCAATTCGCTCTCCCAGTCCTTCTCGGACCAGCGATCTACGCCGACCAGGTGGACGGCTGCGCGGGCGTAGACCCGGCAGTCAAAAGCCTCGTTGCGCGGACGATGTTTCTTCCACGTCCAGCGCATATAACCCTTCGTGTCCTTGCGAGCTTCGCGCCGCTCCGCACATAGCATATTGTAGTACTCCAGCGGGTAGCCATCGGGGAAGTAGCAGTACCCGGACGGAGCCTCGCCCTTGCCATCTAGGTCTAAATTCATCTTCGCGTAAACCTCCGACTTTATTAGGTCAACGCCGAGCGTCCACAGTCCAACGCCCGCGATCTTCTTACCCGACCCGCTCAGGTCCACCGGCTGACTGGCTCGTAGCAAGGTAGACTGCTTAGAGTTGTCCTGGCCCTTCACCGCCATCACCAGCGCAGAGCTGTGACGCCGGCACCAAGCGTAAACCTCAACCGTGTTGTAGCCGGAATCCACCGCCATCTTACTCAAGCCCATCTCGCGGCCGTCGGGGCGCGTCCAGGTGCGGTACAGCAAGTTGGTGAGGTCATCCCACACTTTTGGTTGCGTCGTGTCACCTGGCAGCTCGTGGTAGTCGATGCTCCACGATCTACCCATGAAGCCCCAGCCGACTATCTCTACCTCCAGTCTGTTTTTCTGCACGTCCACCCCGGCCGTCAAGATGGCCGCGCCATCCGGTATCTCGCCGCGTGCGTACCCGCCGGCCCGGTCGTAGAGCCTCTGAGGCTTAGGCGTTATGCTTTTGTTCTTTGTCGTCTCTCCGAACACGGTGTTGACGACCACCTTACGCTTCGCATCGTCGTTCTCACGCTCCGCTACCTCAACCTGGTTAGCGATGTCGGCCCAACTCTTCCACCCCAAAGGGCTGTACAAGCTGCTAAGGTGGTAGCCGCGTTTGGTCTTGCTCGCGCCCGAGGGGTTGGTGACCGTCCATACCCCCTGCGCCAGCATCTTCGACTTAAAGCGTTCCTCGATTAGCTCCTCGCACCCCACACATTGATACTTCACGTCCTGAATGTCCTTCAAGTCCTTGTCGTAAACCATGCGTGACCAAACGAGTTGCTGCATGAGGCCACAGTGAGGGCAGGGTACGTGGTAGTAGCGCATATCGGAAGCTTTGAAGTACTCAGCTATCAAGCTGGTGTCTTCGTCCGTAGGTGTTGATACATACGCGATCTTTTTAGAGCTTCCGAAAGTTGACGTTCGCGTCTTAGCCAGCTCGACAGGACTGCCTTCGTTGTCCAGGTCGTTCGGGTAGGCGTCCAGTTCGTCCATCAACAAAAACTTGATCGGAAGGCTACGCAGACTGGCCGCTGAGTTCGCGCCGCCGAAGACGATCACCCCACCGGGGAAGCTTTTCTGCGTTATCGTGTTGCTGGAAGTTCTGGACTTGCCTATGCCGACCTTGGCCAGCAGGGTCGGCGACGCCTCAACCATAGGAGTGAAGCGCATCTTGGTATTTTGCTCGCTAGTACCCGAAGTGGGCATGATCGACAAGATGGGGCCGGGGTTCACGTCAATCACATACCCCATAACGTTGTAGAGCATCTCCGTGATCCCGATCTGCGCTCCCTTCATGAAAATCACCTCCCGGATAGGGCTGTAAGCGTCAAAACAATCCATGGGTTCCTGCAAATAAGGCGTTTTGGCTGTGCGCCACAGTCCCGGCTCCGCGCTGGCCTGCGAAGACAAGACGCGGTGTGTGTCGGCCCACTCAGTAGGCGTGAGGCGCGGCGGCGGGCGAAGTCCGTCAAAACAGCCCGCAAGCGTGAGGAATTGCATATTTTAGCCCTTTGATGCCACTTTGTAGGCTTTCCCGACCGTCAGGCCTAGGGGATAGTCCGGGTGCCAGTAAAGGTAGGCGAAGTAGGACCAGTCGCGGTCCTGTAAAATGAAGTCTCGCTTTTCGTTCGCAGTCATAGTTACTTGTTTGTGATGTCAGGTAAGCGGGTTAGTGCCGTCAGCGCGGCGTCGATCTCTTCAGTAATCAGCCTTATGACCTCCACGCGGTCAGTAGCAGCCATAACGCCATCCACCACGCGCACCGGGACGCCTTCAAGTCTGTTCCTTATCATCTTACCGAAGGTGTACAGCTCAGTGTACACATCCTCTCGGCGAACCAGGTCATTTTGCGACTGCGCCAGCTCGATCTCGGCCTTCAGCACCTTCGTGGTGTCTGCTGCAATCCGGACTTGAGTAGCCGTCATCGCGGACAAGCGTTCTCGCAACTCGCTCAGCACCTTGTCCGACGTTCCTGTCAGGTCAAGGCTCGCCCGCGAGGCCGGGAGGGGAGATGCAGCGGCGGCGGCTTCCTGGAGGGCTGTAATCTCATCCGCCGTCTTGCCTCCCTTCGGGGTCTTTACGTGCTTTGGATCAACGGCAAGATACCAGGTGTCGTTGACGCGCTTCTTGTGGAAGATGAAAGTTCCATCGCCTAGTTTGCGGTGGTCGCCGAGAGCTATGCGGCCACTCCGGGCACCCCGGCGCAGCGACCGCACCGGTATGCCTAGCGAAGCGGCCATGACCTTCGTACTCACCCACCCTGGCTGCGACTTTTTTGGCTTGTCAATCACTTTTTGAAACTTATGTTGAGCAGAGGCCTCTCGCCCCAAGGTAGGTAAAATACGCTATTTATCTGAAACCGAAAGTCGGACCCAACGTGGAAGCTCTACCAAGCAGGTAGCCGAGGCGGTTAGTGAAGTCGTTGTCAATTTGTTGGCGCAAGATAGCAAGTAAACCCGGATCGTCCAACTTTTGAGCTACGGTGGTGGTCATGATCTGGGTCATCTTGCCCTTGCCCGTCCCCACGCCGTGTGGCCCGAACTTGAAACCTTGACCTCGTTTGTACCGTCCGCGAGCGAACACTCCGAGGGTGGAGCCGCCGCCACCGGTCGGGACGCGCTGGATAAATGCTCGCTTAATCATTTTCCTGCCCCCCTTACCCGGCGATATACTCACCTTAGTGCCAGCTTTTAGCTGCGTAGGGCGAAAGTCTCGCGCCCGCAAAGGGGAAGACTTTGAACCGAGGGAAGACTGGAGCTTGCCCGGACCAGCTTTCGTGACCTCGAGTTGAGCTTTTACAACCGCCGCGCTCAGCCTAAGCTTGCTGCGGGTGTACTGTTGCGAAGGTTTAACTAGCTTAGCAGTAGTGTGATTGAGTGCCCGGTAGGTTGCCTGCTCCAGCGCGGGTCCAGACATATCAATATACGCCTTCGCTAAGTCTCGCTTTAGTGTCGTCAGGTCCAATTCGATCTCGATCATGCCGTAAAGGTAGTTGAAACGGCCGATTCCGCCAAAAGTCGTAGGAGTATAGGCAAACCGATAGCCGCACTGTTCCGCACTGTTCCGCACTGTTCCGCACTGTTCCGCACTGTTCCTCACAACTAACTGACTGTCAGCACTTTAATTTTCAAAGCGGAACAGTGCTCTTTTTTGCTGTTCCTCGTAACTCATTGATTGTCAGCACTTTAATTTTCAAAGTGGAACAGTAAATCAGAGAATGTTCCACTTAACTCCTTGAGTGTCAGCACTTTACGTCAAAAAGGTCGTTTTTAAGAACTCCAAACTTTGGGGGGTCTGTTTTAGAGGGTCATTCCGGGTTTACCCCGTAAGCTTATAAGCCCTTTACCCCCTTTTCTCTATATTACTTTATATCTTTATATAGAGTTACTGTTCCTAAGAGAGATAAAACCCTGATAGTCAAAGAGTTAGGTGGAACATTCTCCAAATTTACTGTTCCCGCTAAATCTTGCAACTAGCTGACAGTCAACGAGTTACAAGGGAACAGTAAAAGAAGTTGACTGTTCCACTGTTCTTTTTGCTCCATTTAGTTCGCTAGTTTAAAACTTTATTGCTTAAAAATCCCCCCTTTCACATGACCTATCGCAACTATACCATCTCTCGGGGAGTGCCCGAGCTACTCCCGGACGGTCGCCGCATCGGGCACTTCGACATTGTGGACCCCAACGGAGTGTTGATCGACGTGGCCGAGTACCCGGTCGGTAACAGCTTCGCCCGCGCCCTGGCCTTGCTTGACGCTCGCCGCCGGGTTGATCGGGCGGTGGCTGCTAGTGGTGGCTGATCGCCTCCGGGGCCGGGTTGCGGTGATGGCGGGCTGGTGATGGCGGTGATGGCGGTGATGGCGGGCTGGTGATGGCGGTGATGGCGGGCTGGTGATGGCGGTGATGGCGGGCTGGTGATGGCGGTGATGGCCCCCTCGGGTTGATTGCGGGGCGATTCCTATTATAGACTGGATGCCCGCGCGGGTCAGCCCTTTGAAAATCAAAAACTAGCGAAGTCTCGGGGCTCTCTGACC